TACTCTATATGATGACCCCCACTGATATCCTGTACATGTATCGCTAACTAATAAGTTAACTAATTGATTTTCTAAGAATACATAAGCACTAATATCAGTTGTAAATGTAGAAGAATCTGGATGATTTTCACTATTATAAGTAGTTCTATTAGTGTTATTTAAAATATACATACTATGTGATGTATCTACTACAAATTCGCCTGGGATATTATCTAAACTAAGAACATCACTAACCACATTTGTTATATAAGAACTTGCTTCTGCAATTGCTATATAAGAACCTTTATATGTTTGCAATAATGTAATATCATCTCCGATTAAGAAATCTTCATATCTTTTAATGAAGGTGATATCATTTCCTGAAATATCTATAACTTGTTCAGATGCAGTATAAAATTTATCAATTGAACCAGATTCTGGAGTACCATTAAAATATGTTATAGATGGAGCATTTAAATAAATGTTATCACTTGAATCATATAGCATTGATAATCCCATATATGGATAATCTCTATCAAATATTGGATAAAAGTTTGAATTTAATAAACTTTCAATTTCTATGGCAGATAATGTACGGCCGGCGTATGAACTAGTTATTTTATTTTTTAATAAAGTATAAATTGTCGGAGTTTTTACCCATACCTCATGTCCTTCTCTAACTGGATTAGTAAACATCACATTATAACCATCCCAAGCAAAAGCCTCAACATGATAATCTCCTATATGATTAACTGTCATTGTATAAATGCTATTGTCTACTGCGAAAATACTTGGATCACCACCTCCACTTAAATGAGATGGATCTGCCCAATAATAAATACTTGGGTCAATCACATAAAGAGGCATTCTCTGAGAATAATATTCTACATTAAGAGTAATCGTTTGTTCAAAAGTACTATAATCATAACTGAAATTAATGTAGTAAATAATATCACCATCGGTTGTTGAACCAAGATTATTCATTACAATTTTACCATCTAAAATATCTAAGTGATATAATTTATCTTGTTCAAATGGTATTTGGTTTTCACTAGCATCATCTGTTTTAAAATTTTTGAAACTCAATAATGGAACTCTATATGTATCATTTACTGCATATTGTAATAATGCACTAGTATCTGTATTTAATGCAACATAATCATTAAACATCCAAGTGGTTCCTGTTGAAGATTCCATGATATACCCACCATAAGATGATGGATCTGGATCTGGATAAATGTAGTATTGATTGTCTCCTAACCAATTATTTCCACTTCCATCTACAATGTATGCTTTTTCTAAAACAATGTCTAAATTAATAGAAGAATCATAAAATATTGTAGATGTATCAAATATATTATAAAATTGTATTGTATTATCATAAATCCATAAAGGATTAGTTACATGGGTAGTTTGTAAAACTCCAGAATCTGGTTTTTCTACAGAAGCTTTCCACATAATATCTTTAATTGAAACAAATGGGTATGCTAATGGAGGGCCAACTTCTAAATAAGCGCTTGGATCAGCTAAATATGAAGGATCAAGTGGACTTAATGTTACACTTGGGTCTAAAGGATTCCAAACATAATCAATAAAATCTGAAAATCTATAAGGTAAACTTCCTATGTTTGTTCTAGATAATTCCTTTAATGACATATTTATAGAAGCTTCGCCTGCAACTAATTCAGAATTATTTGGATCAGTAAAAGGAGTTAATGATACGCTATCTTTATATACATAACCTTGATTTCCAATAGCATATACTAAATTAATATATCTTTCAAAATAAATGCCTTCACCAGTTAAATCTATAATTCTAGCATTTACTCCAATTATATTTCTTTCTAACCAATTTTTTAATCCTAATAATTTTACAAAAACTTCTTTAAGATTGTATTCAAAGCAATTTTCTGTTTCAGGAGTTCCCCAATCATCAATTTCTCCTGTTTCTTTTGTTATACAATAAACTAAAGATAACTGATTTAATTTTTTAAGAGCTTTCCTTTCATCAGGTGAAAATTTAAGAATAGTTTGTGTTCTATCTGCTGCATCATAAGGTACCACTAAAGAAAGTTTTCTATTTTCCTTTACATTTTTAAACCATTCTTTAATATAAATATCATCATATCCTAACCATTTTATAGCATTTATTAATCCTTTATAAGTACCAATATAAGGTATGATATGATCATGTTCCAAAATCATATGTTTTGATTTTGGATTAATTATTTTATAATCTGGTAAATCTTCATTTATATCAGTTTCTTTAAATATATGGGGGATATCCTTTGGATCTGGTAAACCAAAATTAGTCAATAATGTTCTAAACCTTTCATCTTCTCCAATTGATTCAGCATTCACTATTATTTCTGCCATCAAGTAATAAAGACCATCTATAACATTATAAATTCTTAATCTTCTTTCATATACACCTTCATCATCTGATCTAAATCCAATATTAAGTGTTAACGGAGTAGAAGGAGCCCATGTGTCTAAATCATATTCTAGCGTATCAACCCAAGTTATTTCTTGAGTATCATCATCAACAACAAAGAATTGAATAGTATCTTCTTCTCCAACCATTTGAAATACAAAAGAACCATACGATACATCATAAGGTCTTACTAATGAAGAATTAATTTCCTCAAAAATATATAAATGTTCAGTTTCTATTAAACCTTGAGAAACCGGTTCTAAATAAATTGCAGCAGAATAGGTTGCAGAAGGATACGCAAATAAAACAGAAATATCAGTAGTAATAGAAAGACTACCAATTCCTTTGGTAGTTATAGGATTTGGATTAAAAATTGATACATCAACATAACTAATTGATACATCAGCAGTAATATCATAAGAATCATCTGTTTCATCTAAAGCATATGTATATGAAACAGTTACAGGATCTAAATAATAAAATCCACTATTAGTAATTTCTGCATCTACTGCATATCCACTAGGATCTGTAATTAAATAGCCGGAGGCCCCAGCTGCACTAACGTCTGAGGCAAAATTTAAAGGGATGTAAGGATCAGGTAACCAATTAATTTGAGAACCATTCTTATCAAATATTTTCCAATTGTTTAATTGCATATCAATTAATTTATACGTGTGGTATTTTTATCATGAGCAATACTAAACCACTTTTTAATCATTTTAGCACTCTCTAAAACATAACCTAACATTCCCTCAAGTTTTCCATACAAGCCAATTTGTTGAGGGTTAGCCCATAGTTCTGGAGAGGTACCATTTTTAAGAATGTTTCCCCTATAATCATAGCCTAAATTAGTGAAAAAATCATTAATGTGTTTAGCTTGACCCATATAAGAAGGACGAATTTTCCAAAGTTGCCTTTTATTTTGATCATCTACATTTAATTCATACTTGTTCATGCGTTAGTTCCTACGTTATTTAATATTGCTTGATTATGTTTTTGATTAGCATCTTCTTTAGGTGTATATCCTCTTACTTGAATATTTACAGAAGATAATTTATTTTTACTTGTGCTATTTTCATAATATGTTCCATTGCTACTTTCAAATCCACCTCTAAACATAGCATAAATATCTTTAACTGGTACATTATTGTTCCAAGCATCTTTTATATATCTTTGTAAAATGATATCACCATAATCATCAATTCCATAAAATGTTCTATAAATATTAAAATTATTTTTATCAGCATCAAACCAAACATTTACTGAATCCACACCATCTACACCTTCAATTATTCTTACAATATCAGAGACTGGAATTCTATCCCTTCTTGTATTTTTAAGGAAATAATCTGATAAAGTTGAAATAATATCTTGTCTTACATTGTTATATTCATATCCTTCCCATAAAATAAGAGACATATTAACTACGAATCTTGGGTATTGAATATCTAATATTGCATTGTCTACTGTTATTACTCTTTGGCCTGATTCTTCAATCAAATCATATATTGCAGTTTTTTCATCACTGGATAATATAAATGCTTCTTCTGGAGCATTAAAATAATTAATACCCGGGGCGATTCTTTTATTCACATCAGGAATTAAAAATAGATAAACTGTGTTATCATCTTTCTTTTGTTCTTCTAATACTGCTGATGCAATATTTTGTTGATTTTTTGCATTATCCAATTGCACTTTCTTTTGTGTTGCTTGAGTTGAACTAACACCATAAGTTGCAATAATATTTAAATAATCTTGATTTACTTGTTCATATCTGGTTGTTGCTTGGTTGTATTTATCTAATGCATATTGGTCATTAAATGTAGCGAAACCTGGAATAGCATCAATAATAGCAAATTGATTTAATTTTCTAAGAAAATATATGTAATTGTTTGTGTTTGCTAATACAAAACTTCTAGACATATGAGGAGCCAATAGTCGAGTTAAATAAAGAGGCTCGTCTAAGGTTCCAAATAAAACTTGATTTTTAATAGAAACATTAAGAATTTTGTTTAAATCAACCTGTTCATTGTTTAATGCATATCCTGTAGAAGAAAATTTCCATTGATTTTTTGCATTAGACATTTGGGTGCTTATATTTCCTGCACCTCCATCTGTTACAAGATATTCAACTAAAATTGTTGAACCTAATGCTGGAACCATTCCATTAAAACCATTTCCGAAAAATAAATCCAATCCACCGGTTTGGCCTGTTTTAACCATACAAGATTTTAAGTTAAAAGACATATCCAAAATTGAATCTTGTTTAGGCCAGAGTTCTCCATTCACATAAACATTTACATAATAATTATCTATGCTCGCTCCTTTTTTAGTTGAAAAATTAAAAGATTGAAGAGGATCACCAGTTCCTGTTGATTGTTGAAATTCTACATTACCCTGCAAAATATTAACATCTAATACATTATCTACATCTGTTAAATCTATTCTAGCCTCTTCTCCAGGTAAAATGATTGTATAAGTTAATCCATTAGATTGGTTTGTTAATGTTGTATAGTTAGGAATTATAACTATGCTTGAATAAGTTTCTAATGGTGTACCATTAAATTGTAATGAAAGTGTTCCTCTTGCTGCCATAGATCTTGAAGGATTATGGCCGGTTAAACTTGCTAACCCTTTAACACTATTTGGTCTGGAGGCAGTTAAAATATTAAGTTCTGTAATAGAATCTTCAATATAATAAAGAATCATCCTTCCATAGTTCAATGTTACCTGAAGTAATTGGCCCATTGGAGAAGCCATTGTAAAATATTGACCTACATTGCCATAAGTACTTGAAAGATAATTTATTGAATCTTGATATAATTCTGAGAGTCTTATACGACTAGTCTTAAATATATTTGGTGCAAAAGCCATTTATAAAGATTTATTTTATTTAACTAAAATTCCAAAAGTTTTTACATTGTCAATATAGATATCTATGACACAATAGTCATATCCAACCGCTTTTCCAAATGATACTTTAGGTTCTATTTTATAATCAGAAGACTCAGAAACATATTGACCTATTTGTCTTTTAATATCTTCTTCTAATTGTAATTTATTGATACGCGTTTCAAATACTAAATCTTCTAATCCAATTCCAAAATTTAGATCTCCGATCACTTCTCCTTGACGAGTACCAAAAATAACTTTAATTTTAGATATGATACTCTCAATAGGATCTGAATGATCCAAAACATTAATTTTATAATTAGGATCCTCTGGATTTCTTATGTAGATTTCCTTAATCATTTAGTTTTATTTTATATATCTATGAAAATAGAAAAGGGAACCCGATGTTCCCTTAAATTTTTTAAAAAATATTTCATACTTAAGACTTAATTAAGACTTTACTATAAAATATCTCGAATGGTATGGTAAATGCACAATATAAGATAAACCAATCTATCCACCAAGCTATAATAGGTACATAAAAAACTATTGAAACTACGATACCTAAAAGCATTAACATTTTACATAAGTGCCAAAGGTCGGTAAGCCATACAAACACTGTTGAAGATCCTAGAAATCTTTCTCCTTGAGATTTATCTCCATTTTTCCATTTATTTGGCCATGACATAGCTGGATCTATCCATGATGATGGTTTTTTACCAAGAAAAACAGATTTGTTAAACCGGGTTTTTAGCACATCCATGAAAGAATTGCAAACTCCAGCAAAAATCATTAGAAGAATACTAATCCACCACATTATTTACCTCTTTTTTCTTTTATCCATTTTAAAAGAGCCCTGAATGGATTAATAATAAAAGCAAATACTATTCCTACTACAATGAATATTCCTAACGGTGCCCATGGAACTATTGCCGCAATATAAGTCCAATGAGCTCCTGTGAATTTGAAAACAAATCCAAATATTACAGATATTAGTACTAAAAGTGTAACCCACATCCATGGGTTTTTTAAATTAAAAAATTTCATATTTTTTATTATTTTAATCTCGGATAAAAACTTTCCGATTGCATCGCATATTTCATTTTTAATCTTTCTAATCCTTGAGGTATTTTAGAACTTAATTTAGGGATTGTTCTTTTCTTTCTTGGATCCATTGGAGAAAAGGCATGTTGTTGAGCTAAATCGCTAGCAGATCTTTGATATCCCCCTTTATATTCATCTATTGGAATAAATGCTAATTGCCCAACCCTTGGGTGCCATGATCCCCAACTTCCAGTATCTTTTTCGTACGCACCTTTAAATTCACCTGCTGGTATTTCAACTCTCCACTCTGGATCGTTAAGAATATTTAAATTTGTTTTATTTTCTAATTCTTTAATAACATCAACTAACTCATTATAATCTTTAGGAAAATTCCAAAATGAAAGTATTTTTTGGTTTGAAAATATTCTTCCTGAATTTCGACCTCTCTCTTTAAATTCTCCAGCTGTTTTAAGAAGTCCTTCTTTTTTAGCTTTATTTAATAAATGCATGTGAGTCATTTTCGGAGTTCCGGTTATAAGAGTTTTGCCAGCTCCATAAAAACCAAATGGAATAGTGCCTTCTTCATCAAACTCTATTTTTGGTGGAGTATAAGATGGTTGATCCTTTTTCTTTTCCCAAGTTTTAGGATCTATTGTTGCGTTAGGATTTTCATTTAAAAGATTTTCTTTAACACTTTCAGCATACATAAATCTTTTCTCTTTTTGAGCTCCTTGATATTTTGGATGCTTAGACCCAACTTCCGGTTTTTTACCACCATAAGAAACATTTGGTCTTCTTAACATAGGGGACATTGCATGTTGTTTGCCTTTTTCTGCAGCTGATACTTTGTCACTTCCGGTATATTCACCAACCGGGACTTTTACCCACCCGGAATAGTCTTCACTATCATTATATATTTCAATAATCCATTCTGGATCTTGTAGAATATTTATATCTAATTTATTTTGTAATTCTTTAAGAAGTATTTGCATCTCTTCTTCTGATGGGTGTTCCCAAAAAGAAATAAATTTTTTATTTATCCATAATCTACCAGGCCATTGAAAATCAGATCTTCTTATTTGTTCTTTATCATCTCCATCTTCATCTTTTTTTGATTTAAGATTAAACATTTTCATAAATTCAAAATGAACTGGAATTCTATAATCTTTATTTCCAAGTCCTCTATAATTTGGATTGCTTCTATCTAAAACTTCTCCAGTTGCATATAATTTATCATCATACCACGCAAAAGTTACTGGTTTATATTGAACCATGTCCCATTCAATAAAATTTCCATCTTTATCAGTCCAATTATCAGGACTTTCAAATATAAATTTAGCTCTCATTAGTATTTTCAATGATCATTTTAACATGCGTTGGATATTTCAATTCAATACCAAAATCTTTTTTTACTTTCTCTGCAATAGGTTTAAATATATAATGATCTTCATAAGTAATTCTCCAGCCATTAGGAATTTTTGATTTTACAGTTTCTATTGATACTGGAAAATAATTTTCTTTAACTTCTCTACCCCAATTAGATTTATAATCATATTTTAATAACCAATGAAGCATTGTTCTCATATTAGAAGTAATTTTTCCCCAATTTTTCTCAAATGATTTTCTATATTTTCTCATTCTCCATAATTTCATCTTTAATTTTCTAATATCTTCTTTAGATGGTTTCATTGTTCCATATTCCTTTGCAGGCATCATATCTCTAATTACAACATATTTAAATTTAGGGTTAAATACTTGTTGTTTCCAAAATTTACTTATAGCTTGAGGTGAACTATATGTATAAACTTCGTGAATTACCGACATTAAAGATAAAGCCACCTCTTCATATTCAGTTGCTAAATAAACTGCTTCTTTCCAATTATCTGTAGCTTCAATATTTGGATATTTAGATTTAATCAGGCTTATCATTTTTTCATCTAAATCATATCCTATAAGTCCTTTAATATTTGGATATTTTTGATGAATCGCATTTAAAATATAACCATCAGCACATCCAAAATCTAAAATACAATCTGGCTGAATTTTAGAAATAAAATTTATTTTATCATCAACTCCTTTAGCCATTTGACTAATATAAGAAGTTGTATCTGCAATAGGAATTTCTCCTACCATTGCTTCATCTAAAGATTCTGCAACTAATTTTCTTTTTGACTTTTCACTTTCAGATTGCATTGCTTGTCTCCATTTAAGTGGTTTTTCTTTAGCATATTTATAAGAACCTCCACCTGTAACTTTAAGCTGGTTCTTTTTAAGCATAGGAGAGACAGTATGTTCTGGCCTATTAAGATGAAAAGTTTTTAAATTTGGATCGTTTGGATATTCATCTAATGTAAAAGCTGCGTCTTCATTATCAGCCTTTTGATCTGGGTTTGGAATTTCTATTAGAAAATCATCCCAATCTTCTATTTCATAAACAGAAATTTCATCATGTAATAATAGTTGATCTAAAATATTCATTAATGTTTTCTTAGGAGGAGCCTCCCAAAAAGAAACAATTCCCTGAATTGGCCAAATTCGTCCTTGATAATCTGTATAAGCGAAAGCTGATTTTGTTCCAACATCATCATGTGTAGACCCCGGAGGTCCCACTTCAACTTGGCCTCCCATCGAGACTCCAAAAGGATGTGCTGTGGGCTCTTCCCATCCTATCTCATCCCCTTTTGCAGAAGTAGTATCTGGATCTTCAAATAATTTATCTCTAACAATTTTAGCCATAATTAGTTAAACATGTGGAACCAGTCTGGTGTATTATCGCTGGCAATTTTATCTTTAAGTTCTTGTAATTCTTCTTGACCTTCTGTACGCCACATATCATAGTTAATTGTAACGTTGCCCAGAAGATTATATTGGAATGTTCCAAGAATTCTTGATAATGAAATTTTTGATTTAGCAATCATCCATTTAATAACAATCGGGTCTTCATAAAATTCTTCGGTTGGAATTGTATCTAATGTTACAACAAATAAGGATTCAACTGGATCACGTCCAATTATTCCTAACCTACGTGTGTTTAGGTTAAATGATACTTGAATATCTCTAAGGTTAAAGGCTCTGGATAAATCCCAGAAACTCCATTGTATTGTTCTATATGTAATTTGATCTGATGAAAGAGGTGTTAAATAAAGGTCGGCTGCCATTAATCTATCAAATTGAAGGTCTGGATCATGAATCCCAAAAACTCTAGAACCTCCTGTTAATTCATAAACAACTTTAATACCTACAACACATTCTGGCATTTGGAATGTTCTTGTATTTTTCCACTCTGGAGTTTTATAATATTTTTTATCTAAAATATACCAACGAGTGTACCATGAATCTCTATATTCACGATATAGCCACTTTGATTCAAGATCAATTATACGTTCAATTTCACTATCAGGTGGAGAAAAAGGCAAAGAACAGGAAGCTGTGATTTCCGCTTTTACTTCTTCTATTAATTCTTTTTTAGTCATTGGTTTTGTTATTTTATTTCATCTTTCCATCTATCGGCTAAGTCATTGTAATCAGCTAATGATATCCCTAAGTCTTTTGCTATTTTTTTGATTCTTCTATTATTAGACCAAACAGCAGCCAATAAAAAGAAGACTAAAATACTTAAAACTATGCCAAAAGCTATAGTTGCTATTCCGATAATAGGTCTTGGCAAATCTAAAATTGTAGCAATCATTCCTACTAAGAATAATCCTAAAAGGATATATGTAATAGTGTTACTAAGTTTCATATTTTTTGCTTCTGTTTCCTTTGAGAAATATTTGAATGCAAAAACAATCCACTTTTTTGGAGAATACTTTTTATAAGTTTCCACAAATTTTTCTTTTGAAATAACAGTATCTAGTTTCATATTAAATGTATCTTTTTTTAATGTATTCATTTCCAAAGGTATGATCTTCTGGTTTTTTTCCTAATAAATCTTTAAACCATTTGTAATCTCTTATCTCTTCAACTTCAACACCTATAGCTTCGGGTCTTATTTTGTCTTCTCTATCTATAATAACTGTACCTTCATCTAATTTTGCGCTTTTTCCAATTCCAGCAAATTTAATAACGCTATCTTTAATATTGCAATTTAGCATCTCATGGTTATTTTCAACGAAGCAGTGTTCTAATATATTTTCTTTATCTACAGTTACTTTTTGCAAATAAGAATCATTAATAGTTGTTCCTTTTACTACCTTTGAATTATATATTCGAGCATTATTTACTTCACAGGAAATGAAATTACAGTTTTTCATTACTCCTGATGCTTCACAAAGAACTAAATCAAATCCATCTATATTTGTGCAAGTAATTTCTGCTTTTCTTAATTGATAAACTCCATATTGTGTATCAAAGTTAAATTGGCCCGTTCTCATTTTATTATTGATAACTGTTTCAAATAAAGTATTTCTTATTTTATGCCAATAAGCTTTAATAAGTTGAGAATCTCTTCTTAAATCAACTGCTACTTTTATGTCTTTAAATAATTCATTAAATTTTTCTGGTTCGTAATAAGCCTCTTGAATTTTATAAAATTCTTCAGTTAGCTTTTTAAGTTCTCTTACCTCTTCTTTTGTATAATCATTTTCGTTAAGACTTTGATAAGTTTTAATTACGAAATATTGTACAACTTCTAAAATTTCTTTTACTTTTGAAGCATAATCATCTCCACCTATGTAATTAAATTCCAAAATTCCTTTTGTATAGTCTTCAAAATTAATTCCGTAATATGATGTTTTAGGAATGCCAATAACATAATTAACATTTTTTATTAAATCGGGAACATAAACTGCTTCAGATATAGGAAGTAATTGTTTAATTGACATACTATATGGAGAAAATTCTTGCTCTGGAAATCTTTCATAAATAAATTCCTCATCCATTTTCAAAATTAACTTTTGAGGATTCATTTTAGATAGTGTATTTAGTGTCTGTAGATGACGGTGGTCAAAAGACATATTAACCCTCATCACAGTATCGTGGGTGCACTGAGAGGTCTCTGAGATCCACCCAAGAACCTCTCTCATCAACGGTATAATAGAATCATATCTTTGTTGAGCCAGTCTAAATGAGTATCTTGGTTTTTGGCCCTCATATTCTTTTATAAGAACCGCATTTCCAAATGTTGGCTCATAAGAATTACCATTTGTAAGAATAATATTTTTTGTAGTTAAATCACCTAAATTCTCAACAATAAAATCCGTTGCCTTAGATGAATAAAACTCAAAAGTAAATCCCAAACTTACATTATTGAAAACTTCTGGTAAATTATATTTTTTAGGATGATTCATACCTATGTCATTTATTTTATTTATTCAAATAAAAAAGGAGCCATTAGGCTCCTTTGTTTTATTCATCTATATTTTGTGGTAACTTAAATACTATCTTCTCATCTTTGAATTCGTCAAACATTACTCGTATTTTATCTTTAACAACAAAATTGTTTATAAATACGCGTTGTTTCTTAAATTCTTTAAGCGGAATTAATCCTGTAACATCACCTACATTGACAATAATGCCAAATTTCATAACTGCAGCAATTTCTGATTCTAATACTTTATCCTGTGAATCGAAAATAAATTGCTGGATTTTTTGTAATTTTATTTGAGGATCTTCTTCAGTTAAAATAACTCTATTATCTTTTGTTACTTCTCCTACATAAAATTCTATTGGATCGCCTGGTTTATATTGTCTGGATTTGAATAATTTTTGAGTTTCTTCAGACATCTTAGATACATGCAATAGACCAGTGAAAAATTCTTCAAATTCAATGAATATTCCATATTTAGAGGCTCCCGTAACTGTTCCAGCATATCTTTTCATTGTATCAATTTCCGAAAGTTTTTGTGGAAGTATATGGGCAATATATTTCTTATGAGAAACTATAAATGAATTCATATCTTTTAGGAAATCTTCTACCATTACAATAACTTCTTTTCCTACATAAGACTGGAAATCATTTATTTTATTAGGGGCAGCTAAAGAACCTGGCATAAATGCATCTATTCCTTGAACTTCTACAAAGAATCCACCTTTATTTGCTTCTTTAATTTTTGCTGCATAAGCTTTTGAAGGATTATTTATTTGATCCATAAATTCAGCTCGAATACCCATAAGATATCCTTGCCATAATGAAACTTTTACAGTTGGGGATGAATCTATTACGTATGCTAATAAATTTTCTCTTAACATACTTTTAACATATTCCTTTGAACTCATTCTATTAGTAAAATCTATTACTGAATCAAATCCAAATATCTGTACAAATCTTTTTTCTCTGTTTAAATCAATAGACATAGAAAGGCCTCCGGCAAGTTCAATATCCATTTCTGTTTCTTTGATATTGAAAATATCAGTGATTAATACACAATCACCTTTTACTAGATCTTTTTTAACTACTTTGGAATCTTGCCCTGAGAAAATATCAAATAACCGTTGGGCGTATGGTTCTCGAGAAAAGCATTTGTTTTTGTTGTTTGTTCCTTCTATTTTTAAATTTGGGGTTAATTTTGAATCGCCAGTGTAGCCATCATCATACATTTCCCAATTAAACTCATTTACTTGCTCGATCATTTTAGTTTAGTTTTAATAGTGAGTAAATTTTAATTATATATCCTAACAAAAAACACAAAAAGTAAGGTTTATGAATTTTTTTCAGTATCTAGGGCACAAATTTATTTCGTGAAGATATATAAAATAAAAATAATCACTATGGACTGGACACCATTGTACATTAGTACTATAATACCTCAAATCCCAAAAGTTATTAATGATAATTTTACAGCTGTTGGCAATACAATTGCTACTTTCTACGATGAAACGGGTAAAATTTTAATTAAACCTGTTGATACAACTGGAAGAGTTAAAGGAGCTACTGGGCAATTTGTTAATGTAATTACAGATAATCTTACAGTTAAAAAGCAATATACAAATTTATATGATAATTATACAACAGCTGATTTAACTTTTGTAAATTCCTTTAATGGAAATGATGTATCGACAAGAATTGCAACTTCAGATACTTCTACAAATGTTATTTGGCCTTTAGAACCTTCTGCGTATAGTTGGGTGGATGTCCAAACTCCTTATATTAAAATTAATAATGATGCGTCATACGGATTTCAGAATGATCAATTAGGATTAGAATTTAGAATATTATTTAATACAGATGTATCAACAGCAGCACCTTACACGATATTAGTAGATTCTTCAGAAGGTGGTCAGCAAAATCTTTCAGTAACTTATGCAGCTTCTGAAACAACTTGGATTAAATTAATAACAACAGCATATGATGCATCTTATGGACCAACATGGACTGTAAAAGAATATGCTGGAAATTATTCAATATCATAAAATATAAAAGAAACTATAAAATATGTCACAAATTACGCCTTTTGTAAAAAGAATGAGAGCTCAAGGTGGAACTCTATACACATTTAGTTCTGCTGTTGAAGATATCGGTCTTAATATAAATGAGAGAAACAATGTCGTTAAGATGTCGAATTTCGCATTGCTCGATATCCCAGAAATTACTGCACCTGATAATCTTCAACAAAATAGATTTAATCTTTTGGGAATAGATGGTGCTTTACAACAATATGATGAAAGCGGAAGTATTAAAGATGGTAGAGTTGTTGTAGCCGAGAGTTTTCAAAACTATGCATTAAATGTTGAAGCTAATTTATTAAATCAAGATGATTATAATCCGGCTTTATTAAAAACTGTTTCCGAAAGAGTATTTTGGAAATGGCTTAAGGAAACTGGAGCCATTCGTTGGACTAAAGACGTTTCTAATGCTGGTTATTGGATAGAAGAAGTTGATACAGATGATGCTTCAATAGGTGGTTACCATTCAGTTGTAAAATATGTTGGTGAAATTAGTGCAGGTTCTGTTAGAACTGATACGTTTGGGACATATAATGAGACATACATTTTAGTTCCTACTTCACATGGACAAACAAGAGTTTATTTTAAACAAAATTATGATGATAACTACCAATCTGGTATGGAAATAGGACCGGGTGGTAATACTATTTTAGGAAGAGAATCTTATGCAAAACCTCATCCAGATGGTTTAAGCTATTATGCATTTTATGATGTTATTGATTCAAGTGTTACAACAGGTGCTTGGACAATGGAAGTTGATGTTAGTGATGGTTCAGGTTATCAGCCAGGATGGTGGTATACAGGACAAGGAATGTCGTTTGTTGATGAAAATTGGTATGCTACTGATGTTTCAACTATTTTAGCTTCAGGAATTTACAATTATAAACTTCAATATACAGGATCTGGAACATTTGAATTCCAAAGATCCAATGTTGATGCTCTTGAAATTGAATACAATTTAAATAATCTTAAAACTATATTTGGAGATTCTACTTTGACATTTGACAAAATGGCTATAGAAGATTCCGTAGATGATAATTTTAATTTTAATGCTGTTCTTATTTATTATACTGTGTATAATCAAACAATGGATAAAATATTATCTACTAACTTATTAGGTATTTTATTCTTGGATTATGCAGCCGGTAATACATCAGCATTTCCTAGTATGGAAATTTTAATTCCTGAAATTACTAAACTTCAAAGTAATGCTACCGGTTTTGGTACGGCTTATTCATTCAAAGTTAATGTTAAGTCTGATAATATGATAGATGATACTGGAGCAGTTATTTATGATGAAAATACTTCATCACAACTTGCTTTGGACACATGGACAGATGTATTTGCAAATTTAGAAAAATCATTAAACATTTTAAATTCACATACTGGAACTATTAATTATATTACAGAACAATATATGGATATTTCCGATATTCAAACTCAACAAGCTGATTTATTAGCTGAGTTACAATATCAGGTAAACGATGTGGTGGGAGATGTAACAGGAACAAATAATACAATTGCTTTATTTGCTGATGGAGATGATCCATTAATAGATTCATCTATTTATATGAGTGATGGAAAGGTTGGTATATTTGTTGTTGAACCATCTTATGGATTTCAAGTAGATACAAGTCTCTCAAAATTCATGGATATTATGATCCAGAATGCTATTAGAGATACTTCTGGAAATGTGATCCTTGGATATGGTTCTCCATTACAATTAGGTTCTAGCACTTATCAAAGAGGAGTAAGAATTTATGATGGAGATGCAAGTGCAATACTTTATATAGATGGTAGTGATGTTAATATTGAAGCATCTACTTTCAATATATCTGGAGATTTAAATGTTACCGGAAATTTAGATATAGTTGGATATTTAAAAGAAGCTTCTATCGGTAGTGGGCTAGAATGGAATAGTGGTTATTTAGATGTTGATGGATTTGTTAAAGAATCTTCATTAGGTTCTGATTTTGTATGGACTGCCGGAGTTTTAGATGTAAGTGTAGCAGGGGGTTCGATTCAATTGGCTGGATTAAATGATGTTTCTATTGGAGGAACTATTCCAGATGGATCAGTTTTAACTTATAGTACAGGATTAGGCAAATGGACTTACGGCTCTATTTCTTCTGGAGGTTCTGGTGGAGGAGGAGATGTTGCATGGGCATCTGGTTCAGTTGGTTCCCAATATCAAATTATTACTGCGAATGGAGATGGATCCATTGTTGCAGAGAGTTTACAAATTCTTACTAGCAATACGATAAAAGCTCCATACCCATCTGGTTTATATTTTGAATCTGGAGGTGGTGCTGCCACTACTGGAGATATAGGAATAACTACAGGTGGTGCCGGTGG